CGTCGAACGTTTACTTCCTCACCCTCGACGGGGGTGGTGCACCTCCTGCACCAGGGGTAGCGCAGAAGATTCACCCGGGTAGTGCAGCAGGTTCACCCCCTAGTGAATCTCCTGCACCAGGGTGTAGTGCAGCAGCTGCACCCAGAATCAGTAACTCTCTTGAACCAGTCATGGAACCGGTCATTGAACCAATTACACCCCCGGCTCCCGCCGCGGTTGTGCCGGCTCAGTCCCGCGGCTTGGTGCTGGTTGTTGATCGCACCGACGCCCCACGGGTCGAGATCCCCGCCGACATGCCGGGCCCCAAAGACCAGACCTGCAAAACCTTCAAGGTCTGGGCGAACTACGCCATGGCTTACCGCAAACGCTACGGCGCCTGGCCGGTGTGGAATGCCAAGGTCGGCGGCCAGCTCGGTCAGTTGGTCGACCGCCTGGGGGCCGATGTCGCTCACCATGTCGCCGCTCACTTCCTGAAAACCAGTGACGCCGCCGTCCTGCGCAAGTGCCACAGCCTCAACGAACTGCTGATCAACGCAGAGAGCTACCACACCCAGTGGGTGACCGGGCAGCTCGTCAACGGCACGACCGCCCGCCAGATGGAACGGACAGAAGCGAACCACTCCGCAGCGGAGCAGGCCGCCCAGATGGTTTTGGCCAAACGCCAAGCAGGTGACCGCAATGAATACCTTTGAAATGAATGACCAGCAGGTTGCCGGATTGGCCGCCGCCATCTGCGCCACAGCCGAGGCCATGGGCCAGGAAATGAACCCGGGCACTGCCGCGATGATGGCTGAAGACCTCTGCGCGTATCCGGTGCCCGTCGTCAAAGCCGCATTGAAGGCCTGCCGCTTCGAGGTGAAGGGCAAGCTGGCAATGGCTGACATCCTGCAGCGCGTCCAGTCCTCCGACGGCCGTCCCGGCAAGGATGAGGCCTGGGCTATCGCTATGACCACCAACGACGAATTTGAAACTGTGGTGCTGACCGATGAAATCCAACTGGCCCTGGCCGCTGCGAAGCCCATCTTGGATGGCGGCGACAAGATCGGCGCGCGCATGGCGTTCATCGACGCCTACCAGCGGTTCGTGAGTCAGGCCCGCCAGGACGCGAAGCCGGTCAACTGGCACGTATCCGTAGGCTTCGACGCCAACCGCCGTATCCAGGCTGTGACCAAGGCGATGGAATTGAAGCGAATCCCGCGCGAACACGCCCAGAAGTACCTGGCGGACCTGAGTGTCGAGCCAGTCACCGAAGACGGTCGCGCGATTGCTGGCTTGCTCACCGGCACCGTTACGCGGCCAGCGCCGGCTCTCCGCAAAAAGCTCGAACTGGTGAAGTCTTCGATGCTGGAGATGCGTGCCGCCAGCGCTGAGAAAAAAGACGAAATGCGAATCGAGGCTGTCAACGAGCTGGCCGACCGCCGCGCATTGCTGATCAAGCAGGCCCAGGAATTGGAGCAACGGACATGACCGTAACCAGCATTCGATACAGCACCGCCCAGGCCAGGCCAAAACCGCAGGCCGGAGACGAACGTTTCCTGAAGGGGCGCGGCGTCACCCAGATTCGCCAGCAGCAGTACAGCACGATGTACCGGGCCTACATGGTCAGTAACGGCCGTCCGGTGTGGGAGTGGGTCGACAAGGGCAGTGAGCAAGATCGCACATCTGAGGCATGGAGCCAGGCAAGGAGGACGAAGCCATGAAGGGGATATTGATCAATCTCATATTTGCTCTAGTGGCTTCGGTCATGCCCGCGCTGATCATGGCCGTGATGACTGATAGCCGCGTCATTGGGCTGATCGCATACATCTGCTGCCTCGGGTTCTTTTTTGATGTTGGAAGGCCGAAGGCTGATCGTGGGGAGAATTGGCAATGACCGACAAGATCAGCGTCAACTGCCGATCCATGCTCACCGAGGCCATCACCCGCATGTCCAAGATGTTCGAGGACAAGCACTTTGTGGTGGTGAGCCTGCGCCCTGGCAAGGACCGCACCCTCGACCAGAACCGCCTGTGGTTCGCGATGTACAAGCGCATTGCCGAGATGACCCAGATCGGTGATGCGGCCGAGTCCCGCAAGTACTGCAAGCTGCACATCGGCGTGCAGATCCTGCTGAACGAGGATGCCGGGTTTCAGGCCGAGTGGTACCGGGTCATGCGTCACCTCCCGTACGAAACGAAGCTGGACATGATGGGCGAGTGCCACCTGTTCGGGCCGGACGGCTTCCCGGTGACCAGCCTGTTCAATCGCGCCCAGGGCATCGCCTACACCGACCGCATCGTCGCGCGCTTTGCTCCACAGGGCGTGTACTTCTCTGACCTGCTTAGCCAGGAGGCCGCATGAGCCATAACTTCAAGCCGGGCGACCTGACACTGACGGTCGGGCTCAGCGACCAAAACAACTTCCGGACGGTCGATCTGTTGCGCCACGCCGGGGTTCCCGAAGGAGTCACCATTCAAGGCCAGTATTTCCTCAATTCCAGCCATCACGACATGTGGCTGGTGCGCAGCTTGAACGATCCGATTTTGCCTTCGAAAAAGATGCGGGACCAATTAGGCATAGGGCCTATGGAGGAGGTGGAGATACCGACGCGCAACCTCATGCCCCTACGCGGCGACTTCGCTCCAGAGCAGCATAAAGCCAAGGAGGCTGTATGAAGCGCACCCCATTACAGCGCAAAACCCCGCTCGCGTCCGGCGGTCCACGCCGCCGGCGCTGCCCAGCGTGCCGAGTGATGTTCGCCCCCGTCCGCGCCTCCCAGGCCGTATGCGGGGAGATCGAGTGCGCCATTGCTCATGGGCAGTCGGAGAAAGGCCGGGCGATCGCCGGGAAGGCCTTGGCAGAAGTAGGGCGCCGCGAGATCAAGGTCCGCAAGGAGAAGCTGAAGAGCAGGGCGGATCACCTGCGCGAAGCCCAGGCGGCGGTGAATGAATACGTGCGTCTCCGTGACGCGCACCTGCCCTGCATCAGTTGCGACTGCACGCCGAACGATAACGACCTCATGACCGGCAGCCGCTGGGATGCTGGGCACTATCGATCCGTCGGCGCCTGCCCGGAGCTGCGCTTCGAGCCGCTGAACATCCATCGCCAGTGTGTGAAGTGCAACCGCAACCTTTCCGGCAACGCCGTGGAGTACCGCATCCGCCTAGTGCAGCGCATCGGCGCCGACAAGGTGGCCTGGCTGGAAGGACTGCACCCGGCCTGCAAGTACACCGTGGAAGAGATCAAGGCCATCAAGGCCGAATACCGGGCAAAGACCAAAGAACTGAAGAAGGGGCTCGCAGCATGAAACTGATCAACGCAAGGCAGGTATGGACTGAGGCTCAGCACGAATCGAACGCGTCGATCAGCGCTGTGGCCATCGACAAAGCGCAATCGGCTCCGATCAAGAAGGGGCAGCGCATGCGCCGAGCAGAAGCCGTGTTTGCTGCGCTGGGGGAAGACAAGGAGGAGCGCATTCAGGTCGTGCGGCAGAAGATCAGTATCAGCGAGACGCGCGGGACGCCGCTTGGACGGTCAACCGCCCGCGCCGCGCACCTGGCGACTATCGGGAAGGTTTTGCGCGCCATCGACACACTGCCGTTCCAGGTGCAGCAGTTTGGCCACTATCTCTACCACCCGGCAATGAACATGCGGCACCTGCTGAATGCGGTACTGCTGATCACCGCCAAGGCCGCTCTGCCAGACCTGACATCGGCGAAGCGAGTGAAGGCGCAGTACCTGGTGACCCTGGCCCTGCAATCGTACAAGGGGGAGGTGGCCGGATCTGCCGAGTGGGGGCCGGCGCGGGTAGCCGCCGAGATGAACACGTTCTTCGGCGTGACCATCGATCCGAAGAACTGGACACGTGACTGGCTCGACCTTTGGGAATCCCTGAAAGAAGTGATCAAGGAAGTGGATATTCAGGCTCAGCAACCACTATGGCAGGTGATTCACGCGGAAAAAGATCAAGAGGCGGCATAATCATATTGACATGACGGGGTTTTGCGCGTACTTTTCCCATAGTGCACAAGTAACGCGAAACGCACACGAGACCCTGAACCCGGCCAAGCGCCGGGTTTTTTATTGCCCTAAGAAACCCACCACAAGGAATGCCGAATGATGAAGCGAATGTCCGCTTACCTGGGCCTGGCGCTCGCCGCCTGCCTGTCCTGTATCTCCATGTCGGCATTCGCCGAGCCCGTGGCTTATGCCTACCGATCCGTCGTGATGCTGGCCGATCTGCCAAGCGTCGGCGTGAAGCGGCTGGAACTGACCCTCGCCATGTGGCGAACGGGGAGCCAGACCACTGATCAGAGTTTGGCCTCCAATCTGCGCGCATCCAGCAACCACTTCGTAATGGCTTCGGCCAAGCCTGACCCTGATGACGTCGGCCTGACCCCCTGCTGAATACGCCTGGAAGCAACAGAAAAAGCCCGGACATGCGCTCCGGGCTTTTTTGTACCTCCGAGGAAAGCCGCTACCTAAGTGGATGCTTTCCCAGATGTACCCAGTTTCACCTGTAGCCAGGACATCCCTCGGGATAGCCTGGACGTCGATAGCCGGTAGTGCGACGTACGGAAATAACACCGGCAGCCCGTGCATCCTGACCTCACTGTGCTTCCACGGTGGCGCGGGACAAGAGCAGCGCGATCGATGCATTAGGGCGTCGACGCTGGAATTGTCTTTGGCAGACAGCGCGGAAAGACGCACACCTATTCAGGGCCCCGCCATTGTGTGGGGCCTTTCTGTTTTGGGCTTTGCCCGGGCCAACGCAGGCCTTTTTTATTCATGGAGTGACGATGGATCCTACTGACCTCGGCCCAGGCACAGCTACCTGGCTGGGCGGTACTGGAACCGTATTGCTGGGCGGCTTTCTGTGGCTGAGGAAATTCCTCTCCAAGGACGCGACCGACCGGGCGATGGATAACGCCGACATCGGCACCGTCCGCCGGCTGAATGAGCTGCTCGATACTGAGCGGGCCCGCGCGAACGCTGCCGAAGCACGCGCCGACCAGTTCGCCAAAGAGCGCAATGAGCTGGCCGCAGCGGTAGGGCGAATGGAGGGGAAGATCGAAGCCCTCACCAGCCAGGTGGCGCAGCTCACTGCAACCGTCACCACGCAGAGCGACGAGATTGCTCGCCTGCGAACCAAGCTCGGAGGGCTCAACTGATGGATCGATGCGCAATCAACTTCATCGCCCGCCACTGGTGGAGGCGTGCCGAGGTATGGGTCATTGCGATCCTGCTGGTGTTCGGTGGGCTGACACTTGGCTACCAGGCCGGCGTGTGGTCTGCCAGTAGCGAGCAGACCAAGCAGCTTGCTGAGGTGCGCGCCGCGTATGACGCCGCCCTGGGCAAGCGTGACCTACGCCTGACCAATCTGGCCGAGAAGACGCAGGACGCAGCCGTGAAGGTGCAAGACGCTTCACGCTCCGCAGTCCAGGCAGCTGATACGGCGAGCAAGGCGGCCGAGAAGGTCAACGAAGCGGTAGAGCGTCAGTCGCCGTAACCCGCGCCACGTTTTCGAATGCGCCAAATCGTGGCGCGAGGTTTTGCAGATGAGCAACGTCACCCGCCTGCGCCACGCGCTACCGATGAGCCCGGACATCAACAACGCAGTGAGCGCTCTCGACAAGGCTATTGCCGATGCTGTGGACGCTGCCAAGCAAGCCGGGCTGCCCCAGGGCCTGATCGTTGGATTGCTCCACGGGCACGCCCATGCACAGACGCACCAGATGGTGACCGTATGACCGTCAAGGTTCTGCAGTTCAAGCGGGAGGACTGGCGCGACGCCGCCAAGACCCTTCGCAAGATTGCCGACGACCTCGACGCGGGTGAGCACCCCGAGTGTACGGTAGGCGCCTTGACGCTGATCGGAGCGAAGGGAGAGGTAACCGTGTTCGGCCTCGGCCCTAAGTGTGATGACCTGCAATGCCTCGGTGCGATGCGCCTGGGCGAGCAGAAGCTGATTGATGTGCTGCTGGATAGCGCAGAGGGGTAGGTGTGCCGCAGGTGAGTGCGGCACTTGCATTATTGCTTGTCGCCAAGCGCCTTTTGGATCTCGTCCGCATAGGCGGAAAGATTTCCCATGGCGTGTGTGAGTTGGTTTGCATCAGTCGAGTGAGAAACGCTTAGTGCAATCACTTCAAGTGCGGCAGCTACTGCTGTGGCCCGCTTGACCGAGTCCGGACGAGAGACGACCTCTACGAGGTGGTCGATAGATTTGCCCATTTGAAGATCCTTCCGTTGAGTTGATCTTTACCAATACCGGCAACGCGCCACTATTTCAAGTTCAAGGTGATCCATGGACAGGCCATACCCTCCATCGTCACTGCTTGAACTGTCCGACCTGAGCGACTTCGGCATCCGCCTGACCCCAGCACCTGAGGTGTGGGAATGGCTCCAGGCTGAGATCCTTGCCGACACCGGCAGCATTCACAACGAAGACCATGCCCACCTACTGGATGCAGGCGTCCGGGTCATGTGGGCCTCGTCGAGCTTCAACAAGCAGGGTCGTACAGTCCTGGGCCAGGCCGAGCAGGTAGCGTTCCGCGCTGGAGGTTGGCAGAAAGCCCGGATGGAGCAACAGATGCGTGATTGGTTCGGCGATGTGCCAGCCTTCATCATCACCCTGGCTGCCGACTACTGCGCCCAATGCAGCGACCTTGAGTTCTGTGCGCTCTTGGAGCACGAGCTGTATCACCTGGCTCACGCGACCGACAAGTACGGTCAACCAGCATTCACCCAAGACGGGGCGCCGAAGATCAAGCTGCAGGGGCACGACGTAGAAGAGTTCGTCGGTGTCGTCCGTCGCTACGGTGCGAGCCATGACGTTCAAGCGTTGGTGGATGCTGCAAACAGTCCTGCTGAGGTGGGTAAATTGAACATTGCGAGGGCCTGCGGAACCTGTCTGCTCAAGCTGGCTTAATCCTTGACAGCCCTTGACGGAAAACGAATCTATGGCAGCCCTGAAAGATGAGGTGAAGGCCTTTATTGTCCAAGCCCTGGCCTGCTTCGACACCCCCAGTCAGGTTTGTCAGGCCGTCAAGGAGCAATACGGCATCGAGGTGTCCCGCCAACTGTGTGAGCGATACGACCCAACCAAGTATTCCGGTCGGGACCTTGGGCAGAAGTGGAAGACGTTTTTTGAAGAGTGCCGTAAGCGCTTCAGGGAAGAGACTGTTGATATCCCGATTGCCAACCGTGCCTTCCGCCTGCGCGCCATGAACCGCTTTGTGGAGAAGGCCGAGACGATGAAGAACATTGGTCTGGCCATGCAGATCCTCGAGCAGGCCGCGAAAGAGACCGGTGACATCTACGTCAACCGGGCACGGAAAGAAGAGACGGGCGATGAACCGGTGATCCCGACCCGCATCCAGGTCGACGTGGTGGATGCGAGGAAGCCGAATGCCGAGCCTTAACGTTCCGCAGGCTCAGTTCCTCACGCTGCCCCACAAGTTTCGCGCGTTCGTTGCCGGGTTCGGCTCGGGCAAGACCTGGGTGGGATGCTCGGCACTGAGCAAGCACTTCATGGAGTGGCCCGGCGTTAACGCTGGCTACTTCGCACCGACTTACCCGCAGATCCGGGACATCTTCTATCCGACCATGGATGAGGTGGCCTACGACTGGGGGCTGAAGACCAAGATCAACCAGGCGAACCACGAGGTTCACATCTACAGCGGCCGGCAGTCCCGCGGCACTGTGATCTGTCGGTCGATGGAGAAGCCGCAGACCATTGTCGGCTTCAAGATCGGCCACGCCCTGGTGGATGAACTGGACGTTCTGACCGCAGTCAAGGCGCAGCAGGCCTGGCGCAAGATCATTGCCCGGATGCGCTACAACCTGCCCGGGCTGAAGAACGGGGTGGATGTCACCACGACGCCGGAAGGCTTCAAGTTCGTCTTCCTGCAGTTCGTGAAACAGCTGCGCGATAAGCCGTCGCTGAAAGAGATGTACGGCCTGGTGCAGGCCAGCACGTTCGACAACGAGCTGAACCTGCCGGATGACTACATCGCCTCCCTGATGGAGTCGTATCCGCCCCAGCTGATCATGGCGTACCTCAAGGGCCAGTTCGTCAACCTGACGTCCGGCACGATCTACACGGCCTACGACCGCAAGCTCAACGGATGCTTCGACACCGTGCAGCCCGGCGAGCCGCTGTTCATCGGGATGGACTTCAACGTCGGCAAGATGGCGGCGATCACCCACGTCAAGCGCGACCAGGGGCTGCCCAGGGCAGTGGATGAGCTGATCGACGGTTACGACACGCCCGACATGATCCGCCGGATCAAAGAGCGCTACTGGCAGCACGACGGCAATGACTTCAAGAAGACCTGCGAGATCAGGATCTACCCGGATGCCTCTGGTGATTCACGTAAGTCCGTGAACGCCAGCATTACCGACCTGGCCATGCTCAAACAGGCGGGGTTCTCGGTCATCGCTCCAGCGGCAAACCCGCCGGTGAAGGACCGAATCAACGCAATGAACGCCGTCTTCTGCAATGCGCAGGGCGAGCGCCGCTACCTGATCAACTCGCTCACCTGCCCAACCTACGCCGACGGCCTGGAGCAGCAGGTGTGGGGCGCGAACGGGGAGCCAGACAAAACCGCCGGCATCGATCACGCGAATGACGCCGGCGGCTACTCCATCCACCGCGAGTACCCGATCATCAAACCGGTCACCGCAATGAAAATGGGGGTCGCTCGATGACGGACGTCACTTTCACCCGCTCCGAGTACACGGCGGCGCAGTACCGCTGGCGCTTGGTGCGCGACGTCTGCAAGGGCTCGGAAACAGTCAAGGCTGCTGGCGATTACTACCTGCCCAGGCCGAACGCCTCGGACAAGTCACAGGACAACAAGGACCGGTACGACGCGTACAAGAAGCGCGCCGTGTTCTACAACGCAACTGGGCGCACGAAACACAGCCTGGTGGGCGCGGTGTTCCGCACATGGCCAACGCTGACTGTTCCCGGTGCGCTCGACTACGTGACGAAGGACATCGACGGGCAAGGTGTCAGTGTTTACCAGCAATCGCAGTCAGTTATCGGGCATTTGCTCGAAGTCGGCCGTCACGGCTTGCTGGTGGATTACGCCGCCGTTGAGCCCGGCACCGTGAGCAAGGCGGACGAGCAGGCCGGTCGCGCCCGTGCAAACGTCGCCAGCTATCCGGCTGAATCAATCATCAACTGGAAAACGCGCCAGGTTGGCGGCCAACACCTGTTGAGCCTGGTTGTGCTGCGCGAAAAGATCGACGTCGATACTGCCGACGGATTCGGCAGTGAGCAGGTTGTGCAATATCGCGTACTGCGCCTGGATGCGTCCGGCGTGTACACCCAGGAGGTTTGGGAAGAGGGCTCCAGCAAGACGGAAATGACGGTGGCGCCTTTCGCCCCGCTGAACGGCTCAGGTCAGCCGTGGCGCATCATCCCGTTCCAGTTCCTGGGCAGCGAGAATAACGACACCAGTATCGACGACTCGCCGCTGTACGACATGGCCGAAGTGAACATCGGGCATTACCGCAACAGCGCGGATTATGAAGAGGCAGCGTACTTGGTGGGCCAGCCCCAACCATGGATGTCTGGCCTTGATGAGCAATGGCGCGACCACCTCGAAAAGGCCGGGATCTTCCTGGGCTCCAGGGCGCCTTGGCTGCTCCCTGTGAATGGCGCATGTGGCGTATGGCAGGCGCAGCCCAACACCGTCGCCAAAGAGGCCATGGACGCTAAGAAGCAGGACATGGTGTCCCTCGGCGCCCGGCTGATCGAGCGTGGTAGCGCAGTGAAGACCGCTACCCAGGCCGACAACGACAGCGCCGCCGAACACAGCGTTCTCTCCCTGGTGGTGAGCAACGTCAGCGAGGCATACAGCCAGTGCCTAGTTTGGATGGCCGAGTTCGTGAACGCCACCGGCGAGGTGGTCTACAAGCTCAACCAAGACTTCAGCCAGATCACTCTGGACGCGACGATCCTGGCGGCACTCTTCAACGCAGTGCAGGGCGGCAAACTGCCGGAAGGCGATTTCTGGCAGTACCTGCGTGACCGTGGCGTGATCAACCCGGAGAAGACGGACGACAACATCCGGGATGAACTGGAAGCGCAAAGCGCCGGGCCAGCCCTGGACGACACAGAGGTAATTCCGAATGGCGGCAAACCAAGCAATCCTTGACGCCACCATCCGGCATGCCGTGTTCCTGGAGCAGCTGAAATCAGGGGAGGTGGAGAAGTTTGCGCCGTTCCTCAAGGAGATCGACCGCTCGATTCGTGAGCGGCTGACGCGGGCGGATCTGACGGACTACACCGTCGCCCGCCTGGAGCGGCTGCTTAGCGAGGTTGATAGCCTGCTGCTGGGCATCTTCGACCGGTACAGCGAGAAGCTGAACCTCGACCTGGTGGACATCGCCAATTACGAGGCCGAGTTTGAAGCGACCAGCCTAACCCGCGCGGCGCCGGTGGGCGTCACCTTCGATGCGGCGGTGCCAGGTGCTGCGGCAATCAGGGCGGCAATCCTCACCAATCCGCTCAGTGTGCGCGGTGCCGACGGCGGGAAGCTGCTCAAGGCGTTCATTGATGGCTTCACCGCCACGGAGCGGCAGCGTCTCACAGGCGCGATCAGGCAGGGCTTCTTCGAAGGCCAGACGAACTTCCAGATCATCAAGAACATCCGTGGCACAAAAGCGCTCCAGTACAACGACGGCATTCTGGCCACGACTAACCGCAACGCCGGCGCCATCGTGCGGACGGCAGTGCAGCACGTCGCCACCCAGGCGCGCATGGAGACGCTGAAGGAGAACGCCGATGTCGTGCAGTCGGTGGAGTGGGTCAGCACCCTGGATTCGAAGACCACCAGCCAGTGCCGGACGCTGGACAAGCAACGGTTCAAGCTGACTGAAGGGCCAAGGCCTCCGATCCACATCAACTGTCGCTCGACCGTGGTTGCGGTGACGCGCTTCAGCGCCTTGTTCGCCAAGGACGCCACTCGGGCATCTATCGGCGACGGCGGTGCTCAGCAGGTGAGGGCAGACCTCAGCTATTACGACTGGCTCAAACAACAGCCGGCGGCGTTCCAGGATAAGGCCATCGGCCCGGTTCGGGCGAAGTTGTTCCGCGCAGGCGGCCTGAGCATCGAGCGCTTTTCCGAGCTGCAGCTTGATCGCAACTTTTCACCTCTGACCCTCGCACAAATGCGCTCATTGGAGCCGCTAGCTTTTGAGCGATCCGGATTGTAAGGTTTGTCTTAACTTGCACGGAGCAAAATACATGAGCGATCCAGATGTAGAAGACATCTCCATACACGATCTTGATGGGTGGAGGTTGCGTTACGCCTTTGCGAAACATGTTGCAAATCATGATGTGCGAATGGGTAAGTCGGACCCATTTAGCCCCGATCCATTTCTGGTAATTCATATAAATAGCATCCTATCCGGTGATGGTAGCTATGAGTCGCTTTCAATTAAAAACGAAGAAAGGCTTTGTAGGTTTTATCCGGAAGAAATTACAAATCTTTTAAAAAACAGTGATTTGGTTGTTGGAACCAATGAGGATTGCTATCAATGTACCGTTGATCGAATCGGTACTTTTGAAGCTGTGAGTGCGGATGAGGCAAAACAAAAGGCGATGATAGCTATCGCAATAAATGGAACTGTTGTTTCAATTCCTCAGATCAATTAAGTAAAACAATTCAATCTAAACCGCCTTGGGGCGGTTTTTTTATGCCTGCAGGCAGGGCCTGCACCTACGTCTCTGGGAGACAACCAATGCTGAAATTCCAACTGGATACCCTGGAAGGGGTAGATGAGGCCGTGCGCGCTCTTTACACCGAGAAGGACGGCAAGTTCGTACTCGGCATTGAAGGTCTGCCGCAGCAAGAAGATGTATCCGGTCTGAAGGCCAAGGTCGATGAACTGCTCGGCGAGAAGAAAGCCGCCGAGAAAGCTCGAAAGGATGCGGAAGAGCAGGCCCGGCTGGAGCGTGAAGAGGCAGCTCGCAAATCGGGCAACGTCGAAGAACTCGAGAAGTCCTGGTCCGAAAAGTACAACCGCCGCGAAGCTGAGCTGAACGGCATGCTGGAGCAGGAGCGTGGGACGCTGAGCACTCAGATCCGGGATCTGACCGTCGGCCGTACCGCTACTGACATCGCGTCTGCCCTGGCAATCCCGGGCAGCGCCAAAGCCCTGTTGCCGCACATCGAACGCCGTCTGAGCGTCGAGCAGCGCGACGGGAAGCCTGTTGTGGTCGTCCTCGACCAGCAGGGCAAGCTCTCGGCGGCAACGCTGGATGAGCTGAAAGCAGAATTCGCAAACGACACGGCCTTCGCGCCGTTGATCGCGGGTAGCAAGGCATCTGGCGGCGGGGCCGCTGGTGCTGGAGGTGGCGGCGGGGCCGCAAAAGGAAAAATCGGCGGCACCAAAGAGGAACGTACGGCCGCAATCGCGAGCCGGTTCCCGGATCTCCCACAATCGTAAGGAAATAACTCATGTCCCTGTCGCAAATGCAGGTTTTCAACGAATACATCATGCCGGCGACTCTCGAGACGCTGGATCAGTATCTCGCCGCTTTCAACGCCGCCAGCCGTGGTGCAATCGTGCTGTCCCCGGACGGCTTCACTGGTGACTTCCTCCAAGAGTCGTTCTTCCAGACTCTGGCCGCTGCCCAGCGCCGTGTGGATCGCTACAGCGCGAACGCTACTGTCGCTGCAACCGACCTGACTGAACTGAAGAACACTTCGGTGAAGGTAGCCGGCGGCTTCGGTCCGATCCGCTACGAGCCGTCGCAAATGACCTGGCTGGAGCGCCCAACCGCGCAAGGCATCGAAGTCGCCAGCCGCGCGTTCGCTGAAATCCTGCTGAAGGACCAGTTGAACACCGCGATCGCCGCCCTGGTTGCTGCTATCACCGCCCAGGCTGCTGCCGTCAACGATGTGTCGGCTACCGCTGGCATCACCTACGCCGGCCTGAACAACGCCCACGCGAAGTTCGGCGACGCAAGCCAGAACCTGGTAACCCAGGTGATGCAGGGCACCAGCTACCACAAGTTGGTCGGCCAGAACCTGGCGAACCAGCAGCAGCTGTTCCAGGCGGGCAACGTCCGCGTCGTGGACATCCTCGGCAAGATCTCCGTTGTGACGGATGCCCCGGCGCTGATGCAGGCCGGCACTCCGAACAAGGAAATCATCCTGTCCCTAGTGCAAGGCGCTGCGCTGGTCCATGACGGCCGCGACATCATCAGCAACGTCCAGACCACCAACGGCAAGGAGCGTATCGAAACCACGCTCCAGACCGACTACACCTTCGGCCTCGGCCTGAAGGGCTACACCTGGGACACCACCACCGGCGGCAAGTCGCCAACCGACGCCGAACTGGCGACCGGTACCAACTGGGACAAGACCGCCACCAGCATCAAGCACACCGCCGGTGTGGCTCTGATCGGTGACGCCTCCAAGTAACCCTGACAGCTGAGTCGGGCCCAGTGCCCGGCTTGGCGAGGACATGATCATGAGCAACAAAAACATCTGGTATCTGCCTGGTCCATTCCACCAGTACCAGGAAGACGTGAAGGCGCTGGCCAAGGCGAATGGCCTTCGCATCGTCGACGCGAGCGTTACCCAAATCCGCGAAGATGCTGCCGACGACGTGCCTGACGTGACGGTCAAGGAAGTGCCGAAGGTGCTGCTGATTGATGGTGGCAGTTCCAGCATCGATATCGATGCTTTCCGTGCCGAACTCGAATCTGTAGGTCTGATCGTCGAGTCATTCGCTGATCAAGCGCTGGCACGCCCAGAAGGCGAGCTTGGCCCTATCGCTGATCGCCTGTTTAAGGTGTTCGAAGCGGTAAACGCCGGCGTGGAAAGCCTCATCCGCGAGCGTGATGGTGAAGTGGCGAAGGTGAAAGCTCTGCAACTGCAGGTAGATGATCTTCTCCAGCAGATCGACAAAGCGGGTCGGGAAGATGCTGACGCGAAGGAAGTTGCCGACCTGAAAGCCAAGCTCGACGAAGCGAAGGTGCCATACCGGGCCAACGCCTCGAAAGAATCCTTGGAAAAGCTCGTCGCTGATCTGCCCAAGGCATGATAATGCTGGCTGCCGGTGACCCGGCGGCCGATCTCAAACCATTCCAGCGAGTTGACGCATGACACTCATCATCGAGGGCGGCACCGGCAAGCCTGACGCCGAAAGCTATGCGAGCGCCGAGGACCTGGCCCTGTATGCCGTGAAGTTCGGCACGGTCATCCCGGCGGGCGTGCCTGAGCAGGAAGCATTGCTGCGTCGGGCCGCCTTGGCGATGGATGGTATGACCTGGAAAGGCCGCAAGATGAGCAGCGAGCAGGCGTTGGCTTGGCCGCGCCGGGATGTTGAGCTGGACTGCCAGATCAAGCCAGACAACTACCTGCCGGCGCGGATCCAGTACGGGCAGATGGCCCTGGCCGCCGAGATTCATCAGGACGACATCGACCCGGTGGAGAAGCGCAAGGGTGCAGTAACACTGGAGCGCGTCGAAGGCGCTGTAACTCGAGAGTACGCGACGATCTCCAACACCAGTGGTCGGCTGTTGCCGGCGGCGCCGGACCGGCCGAGCGCTACGCAGTTTGCCGACTACCTACAAAAGCGCGGGCTGTTCGCTGTTCGAGCATAGTGTTAGGTTTACCGTTTAAACGCAGAGGACGGTAGGCATGACAGGGATTGAAGAGCAGCAGCAAAATGATGATGAATGGTTTAAGGAGGAACGGCTGGCGTGGGACCAATATGCGGCTGCGTTTACCGCAAGTATAGCGAGTGACTGGAGTGGCGAACGGCAGGCAGAGTTCGTTGCCCGGTTTTCTGCGGAATTTGCAGACAAGATGATTGAGGAACGGCGGAAACGCTTCGAATAATACAGGGCCCAGCCATAGTGCTGGGCTCTTCACATCTGGAGCCACCATGGCCTTCTACGACGAAATGGCCGTGATGGCTCTGGAGATGATCACAGAGTTCGGCCAGCCCGTGACCATCAGCAAGACGGTGCCGGGCGAGTACGACCCAGAGACTGGCGGCGAGTCGCCAGGCGCGACCGTCGAGCAAACCGCCCAAGGCATCCTGCTCGACTTCACCGGCCAAGAATTCCAGAACAACAGCCTCATCAAACAGGGAGACAAGAAGCTCAAGATCGCCGCGCAGGGATTGGCGTGGGTGCCTGGCCTGCTTGACAAAGTGGTTGCTCAGGGTCGCACCTGGTCAATCGTTCCACCGTTAAAAGAGGTCAACCCTGCCGGTACGCCGATCCTGTATGAGTTGCAGGTGCGGTCATGACGAACAAGTACGCGAGCATGAACGGTAGCTTCGCTGAGAACATTCGTGATTTCGCGGAGCGGGCGAAAGGTGGCATAGACGCGACCATCCGCGAGATCGTGGTCGAGATCGGCAGCAGCGTTATCCGCATGTCACCGGTGGGCAATCCAGAGATCTGGGCTGCGAACGTCGTTCATCGACAGGCGAACAAGCGAGCCGCCGATGACTATGACTTCAAGGTCGCGGTGCGCAACACGATCATCAACCTCAATGAATCGAACTTCACCGAGGCCGGCAAGCTGCGGCGCGGGGTCAAGTACGCCAAGCCCCTGACCAAGACCGAGCGCGACCAGAACTTCAACGTGAACGGGTTGGTCGCGGGCAGGGACTACGTCGGCGGGCGGTTTCGGGGGAACTGGCAGTTTTCCATCGGCACGCCGGCGGAGGGCACACTTGACCAAGTCGACCCGGCTGGCGGTGTGACGTTGGCCAAGCTGCGACTACAAGTCCAGGCACTTACGGCTGGCGAGACGGCCTACATCGTGAATAATCTTCCGTACGGCATCCCGCTGGAGTATGGGCATTCGACCCAAGCTCCCGGCGGCATGGTCCGGATTACCCTGGCCCGCTTCCAACAGATCGTCGACGAAGCCACAAGGAACAACCAGGTATGAGCCACGCCATCATCGCGTCCATATACGAGGCCAAGTTGCTTGCATGGAGCAAGGCGAGGGCAGAGCCCATCAAGGTCGTGTTTGAGAATATGCAGTATGACCCGGCGGACGGCGAGACCTATCTGCGGGCGTTTATGCTCCCAGGCGATACCACAAGCAGCACGCTCGCTGGCGACCATCGCGCTTTCATCGGCGTCTACCAAGTCAGCATTGTGGCCCCGGCCGGCACCGGCAAGACCAAGACAAACCCACTTGTGGTTGAGTTGACCACGCTGTTCCCGCTTTATGCGCGAGACACAAAGGCAGGCCTGACCGTCGTTACGATGTCGCCAGTTGATCCTGGTCCGGGCATTCCTGATCCGCCCACATATACCGTGTCGGTCTCGTTCGAATATCGAGCCGACTCCCTCTGATCTAAAACGGTAGAATCCCTTCATGAATTGATGTGGGGATACCTGCGATGGACGAAATCAGGAAGCAACGACTTCAGTATCTAAGTGAGTGGGTTGAGCACCATTGCTATAGGAATCGTGAAGAGATTGCCTTGAGCGAACGGTGTCTATGCGTCGGATGCGGTCTCTGGCTCATGCCAACTGACATTCTTAAGTGGTACGAGGATAAGCATGCCTGCTGCCCAAGCTGTGGTCTCACCGGTGTCGTCGTAGGCTCGAAATCCGGCATCCCTCTGGACGAGGTTAGAAGCAATATGAAAATCGATTAGCAGCAAACACTTTTAGCCCGTTGGGCAAACCCCGAAACCCGCCTCTGTGCGGGTTTTGTCATTTCTGAAAAGAGGAAACACCCATGCAAATGCCCAACGGCGCCACTCTTGAGATCGCGTCCATCTACGGCACGGCGATCCCTTTCACCGCTCTGACCAATGCCAATCCAGCCGTCGCGACTGCTGCGGCGCACGGCCTGGCCGAGGGCGACATCATTGCCGTAAATTCTGGCTGGACCCGCCTGGATGGTCGCGGCGTTCGAGTCGGGGAGATCGCCAGCGGCACGTTCGCGCTGGAGAGCGTCAATACGACCAGCATTCAACAGTATCCCGCGGGCTCGGGGATTGGTTCCGTTCGCGAGGTGACGGCCTTCACCGAGATCTCGCAGATTACTGAGATGAATTCCAGTGGTGGTGATCAACAGTTCCTAACCTTCGGCTTTCTGGCTGACGATGATGATCGCCAGATGCCGACCACAAAGAACCCGATCACGCTGACCTTCACCGTCGCCGACGATCCGTCCAAGCCGTATGTGGCTGTCTGTGAGGCGGCGGACGATGATAAGCAGGCTCGCTTGCTTCGCCTGAACCTGCCGGGCGGTAGCAGCATTATCTACAACGGCTACGTGTCCATCACATCGACCCCGACCATGTCCCGTAACAACCTGATGACCCGTGTTATCAGCCTGGCGCTGACCGGTCGCCCAACCCGTTACGCGGCTGCGGTGTAATCCATGGCTAAGTTCAAGTTGATCCAGAAACCGACCTTCAAGGCGCCGGTGATGATCCAGCGCGCCGGCTATAACGCCGAAAAGGTGGAGTTCGAGTTTAAGTACTTGGACCGTACTGCGCTCGCCGAGCTGTACACCGGTTGGAACGAGCGGCACGACGAACTGGGCAAGCAGGTCGGCGACATGGACCTCAAAGCTTTCACCGCCGCCCAGATCGCACTGCAAGCCGATCAACTGCTGGATGTGGTTGTGGGCTGGGACATCGAAGAGGAGTTCACGCCTGAAAATGTGCGCATCCTCGTCAACTCGATCAACTCGGCGCCTAAGGCCGTGCTGAACGCTTACGCCGAAGCATTCAGTGAGGCCCGCCTGGGAAACTCCTAAGCGCCTCCCGCGCGCTGTATGAGCCCGGGCCGTCAGATGCTGATCTGATGGCATTCGGTTTGTCTCGCCAGGACATCCCCGACAAGGAAGTCGGCATCTGGCCGGACAACTGGGAGGCCTTCAAAGTCTTCGAGGCCATGAGCACCCAGTGGCGCACAGGCGCGTGCGGCGCAACAGGCATGGACTACAGCGTTCTCTCCGGGGTTATTCGGATGTGTGGCGTACCGATCAGCCAGCGACAAACCATTTTCAGCGACTTCCGCCGTATGGAGGCTGAAGCCCTGCAGGTGATGGCGGAACAGAGAGAAAACAAATGAGCACCAACTTCGCTTCCCTGGGTATTGCGGTCGAGTCGTCGCAGGCCGCAAAGGCTGCTGATGATCTGGATAAGCTAGTCGATTCCGCTGAAGGCGCCCAGAAGGCCATTGATGACCTGGGCAAAACCGGCGAAGGCCTGGCCAACACCAGTAAAAAGGTTTCCCAGGCCGAAGCGGACGTTGCGCAAAGCGTCGATAAATCAACGGCAGCGAGGGACCGTCAAGCCGGGGCGAGTCGCAAAGCCACTGACAGCGCAGTAGCGGAAATCTCCGTCATCAGTCAGCTCGACAAGGCCATGACGGGTAATATCTCGAGCATGGAATCGCTGGTTCAAGCCGAGGGTTTGCTGGAGCGCGCCCGCAAGGGCGGCTTGGTCACCATCGAAGAGCAGGCGAAATACCAGGATCAGCTGGGAAAGGCCTACGACAAGATTGAAAAGGCAGAAGCCAAAGAGCTGGCGCAGAAGCAGAAGCTGATCGAAGCGGAAAATCGTCAGATTGAGGCGCTGAAGCGTACCGTCAACGGGATTGATCCAGTAACCGCCAAGCTGGCGAAGCTGGAGGCTCAGGAGAAGGCGCTCAATGATCTGCACAAGTCTGGTCAGATCGACGCCGACCGTTACAACGAGGCCTTGGCCAAAATCGGTAAGGATCGGGCTGGGCTGACTGAGGCAACCGGCGCATTCGACAAACTGAAGCTCGGTACCCGCCAAGCTCAAGAAAACGTCATGCAGCTGGCTAACGCGATCCAGGCAGGCGATCTAGGCAGTGGGGCGCGCGCGATCGCTCAGTTGGGTGCTGGCGCCGGTGAATCCGCGAAGAGCCTGGCAGGGATGCTGCTTCCTGCCGGCCTGCTGGTCGCTGTGATCGGTTCGCTTGGCTATGCCTACTTCGACGCGATGAAACAGGCGCGCGAGTTCAATGCTGCGATCAACGGCGGCACAAATGGCGCGGGGCAAACTATTGCCAGCCTGAAGGATATGGCCGACGGCGCTGGGCGTGTTACCGGTAATCTGTCCGGTGCGCGAGAGGCCGTTGTTTCGCTTGCGTCTGGCGCGGCCACCAGCGGCACCCAGATGCGCAATCTGGCTGAAGCAGCAGCCGCAGTCAGCGAAGTTACCGGTCAGGGGGCGGGCGAACTCGCCAAGTCCTTTGCCACCGCTGGCGATACAGCAACTGAAGCCGCCAGCAAGATCAGCAGTCAGTACGGATTGATCACCCTCGAGCAGTACCAGGTGATCAAGGGGCTGGATGACCAGGGCGACAGCCAGCGTGCCCTGGATGTGCTCAGCGAAGATTTGAATCAGGCCGCCTTGACGCGCCTGAAGACTTACCGCGAGTCGTTATCCGACGCAGAGCGCGACTGGGACAGGATCAAGAACGCCATCAAAGGCGCGTACGCAGAAGTCCGGTCGGAGATATTCCCTGACCTGGCCAAGCAGATCGAGATCACCCAGCGCGTTCTGGATACCCGCAAAGGCGGCGGAATTGCGGGCGCCATCTCTAACGGTCTCAGTTCCTTGAACTCGGCTCTTGGTCTGGGCACCGGTGAGCATGACGACTCAACTGAGGCGCTTGAGAAAAAACTTGCCGACCTGAAGGCCAGACAGACTGCCAGCTCTAACCTGGCAATTGTCACCGGTGAGAACGCCGACGCAAACCAGAAGGCAATCGAGGCTCAGAAAGCGCTGGATGCGCAACTCGACAACGTCAACCCTCTGAACAAGCGCAAAGCGGGACTGGAGAAGCTGAACAATCAGTTCAAAGCGCTTTACGAGAATGCAGAAAAGGCAGGGCAGAAATCGCCACTGCTTGACGGTGTGAGCTACGACGGCAAAAAGTTTTCCGGTGGTGCGTACGACATTCTTTTGAAAGGCCTTGGGGATAAAAACAAGGACCCGAAAACCGCCGGCACCCAAGTTGATCTGACCAGCTTCAACAACGCCAAGAACGACTTGGCTGCGATCACCGACACCTACAAGAACTATCAGAAGGAACTGGAGGCGGCACAGAAGGCTGGCCTACTGTCTGAGGAAGACTATCTGCTGCGGCGCCAGGCGCTGATCGGGAATCAGCTCGACCAGACAACGGCAGCCTACGAAGCAGAGATTGCGGCGCTTGAGTCCGCCAAGGGCAAGAAGTCCACGTCGGCTGCGCAAAGCATCCTGCTGGACCAGAAGATCGCCGACGCGCGCGCAGGAATGGTCAAGGCGCAGAAGGATGCCGACAGTCAGCTTGAAGTGCTCGCCACCAACGAAACCGGGCGCCTGGCAAAGCAGGAGCGGGCGATCAGCACGTACGTGCAGGCGCTGGGGCAGCAACAGAGGGCCTTGGAGCTTGCAGGTCAGCGTGCAGTGCTCGGCGTGGGTCAGGGTGACCGCCAGAACGCGCTGAGCGGCGAACTGAACAGCCAGCAGGACCGGTTTGCTCAGCAGTCGCTGGAGCTTGCCAACCAGAAATCCGACCCATCGCGGAACATGTCGGAGGAAGAGTTTAAGCGCAAATCGCAGGCTCTCGCAGACGCGAACAAGGCCGCGACGAACCAGATCCGGCAGAACTATGCGGATGTGGAGAATGCCCAGGGCGATTGGACGAAGGGCGCAACGGCAGCCTGGGATAACTACCTGGATTCGGCGCGCAACATCGCCGGGCAAACCAAAAGCCTGTTCGGCAACGCCTTCAGTTCCATGGAGGATTCCATCGTCAACTTTGCCATGACCGGGAAGGCGTCGTTCTCGGACTTCGCCAAATCGATCCTGGCCGACATGGCGCGTATCGCGACCCGCCAAGCCAGCTCCGCATTGCTGGGCAGTCTGGTGGGCGCGGCGGCAAGCTACCTCGGAGGTAGTGCTGCTGGTGGAGGCAACGGCATGGCCGCCGGGTCTGCCGGTGCCACGTCGTCGAACCTCGGGGCGTCATCGGCCGGATACTCCAGCACCTACTTTCCCCAGGCTTTGGGCGGCGCGTGGTCGAGCGGTGTGCAGATGTTCGCCGACGGCGGTGCGTTCACGAACTCCATCGTCAGCAAGCCCACGGCTTTCGGGATGGCCAATGGCAAAACCGGCGTCATGGGTGAAGCTGGTGAGGAGGCAATCATGCCGCTGACCCGGACGTCGAGCGGCAAGCTTGGGGTTGTGGCCATGGGCGGCGGTGGGGCTGGCGGAACGCAGATCAATGTCGAGGTGCATATCGATGGCGACGGCAACGCTACCTCCTCGGCTGATGCACCTGGCTATGACCTCTTCGGCAAGGAGTTGGCGACGTTCGTAGAGCAGAAGTACCAGGAACTGCGGAGCAGGGACATGCGCCAGGGCGGCGTGATCAACAACGCAATCAAGGGGCGATGATGGCTATCGAACGATTCACCTGGGCGACAGAGAAGGGCGCTGAGGGCGACATTGCCCAGCGCGTCCGCTCCAAGCAGTTTGGCGATGGCTACGAGCAGTCGGTCGAGGATGGCCTCAATAACCGGTCGCAATCCTGGCCCGTGACCTTCACGGGCTTGAAGGGGCGTATCAAGGACATCATGGCGTTCCTCGACCGGCACAAAGGGGCGAAGGGCTTTCTCTGGGAGCCGCCCCTTGGCGAACTTGGCCTCTACAAGTGCAACGGCTACAAGCCGGTGCACCGCGGCGGCCAGGTCTACGCCATCACTGCGACTTTCCAGCAAACCTTTCAGCCTTGAGATAACCGCCCATGGCACTGATCACGGACATCCAGAAACTGGAGCCCGGCGGCGAGATTCGCCTGTTTGAAATTGATGGGACCGAGTACGGCGCGGATTACCTGCGTTTCCACGGTCACGCCATTCCGCACACGCCAGAGGAATTGCTTGCCTACGAAGGATCCGAAGAGGATCTGCCCGCCAAGTCGATTATCTGGCAGGGCCAGGAGTACGCGGCTTGGCCGGTGCAGATTGAGGGTATTTCCTCGAGCAGCGACGGCACCGCCTCTCGGCCGACCTTCGCCGCGGGCAACGTCAACGGGCGCGTCACCGCGCTGTGCCTGGCCTTCGAGGACATGCTCAAGTTCAAGCTCACAGTCCGCGAGACCCTGGCGCAGTACCTTGATGCAGCGAACTTCCCAGAGGGCAACCCAACCGCTGACCCGACGCAGGAGGCGCTGGAGATCTGGTACATCGACCAGAAAACCAGTGAGGACGGCGAGGCCGTCGTCTGGGAGCTGTCCTCTCCGGGCGAGATCGATAACCACGGCCTGCCCGGGCGGCAGATGACCACGTTCTGCCACTGGGCAATGACCAATGGTTACCGGGGGCCGGACTGCGGCTATACCGGCGTGGCCATGTTCGACGACGAGGACAACCCCACGGATGACCCGGCACTGGACCAGTGCAAGGGCTGCCTGTCGTCCTGCAAGCTGCGCTTCGGCGAAAACAACGAACTGTCCTTCGGGGGATTCCCCGCCGTTTCCCTCATTGCCCGGAGCTGACCATGCGCAAGCACATCATGGCTTCGATCCAGGCGCACGCGGCGGCCCAGTATCCGAAAGAGTGTTGCGGCCTGCTGCTGGCCATCGGTCGCAAGCAGAAGTATTTCCCGTGCCGGAACATTGCCACGGAGCCGAGCGAAGAGTTCCGGCTCGATCCTGAGGACTACGCCGCGGCGGAAGACTTGGGCGAGGTGATCGGCATCGTTCACTCACACCCAGACGCCACCAGCAGGCCGTCACCGCACGACCTGGCCATGTGTGAGGCTACTGCCTTGCCATGGCACATTCTGTCGTGGCCCGAGGGCGACATGCGTACGATCACGCCAACCGGCAGCACGCCGCTGCTCAATCGGCCGTTCGTGCACGGCGCCTGGGACTGCTGGCAGGTCTGCGCTGACTGGTATGCGCGAGAATGGGGCTTGGAGTTCGAAGCCTTCCAGCGCACCGACGGCTGGTGGGAGAGCGCGGAGAACGCAAGTCTGTACGAGCGGCACTACGAGGCCGCCGGCTTTGTTCGCGTCGACCGGCCACAGCGCGGCGACATGATCGTTATGCAGGTCGGCCGGACAGCTCACCCGAACCATGCCGGGATTTACCTGGGTACCGATCCAGCGTTGCCCGGCGAAGAGTCCGACACGTTCGGCCCTGGCCCGTTCCTGCTGCACCACCTGTACGGCAGGCCGTCCGAGATCATCGTCTACGGCGGCCCCTGGCATGACCGTACGCGTCTGATCCTCAGACATAAGGACGCAAAACAACCGTGACGCGGCCGGGGCGCGCAAGTCATGCAGAATTGGCATTCCATCCAGGGTTGGTGACTGAACAGTACATCAGTTGAATGATGGCAAATTGACCTTGCGCAACGACAACTGTAGATTCCTCGCGAAAGAGCGGCTCGCTCGTTGCGAGTGATCAAGAACAATCATCGTATGAAGGGAATCAACTTGGCCAAATTTATGTGGTTCGTCACCATCGGAATGTCGTTTATTGGTGCGGTTGTGGGTTTTGGCGGGATGATGCTTGCGAAAAGCGCCCCGCAGGAAGCGGCCGCAGCTGCAATGGGGCTGACCTGCGCAGTGATTCCTTATTGCATTGCTCGGGCATTCACTGAGCTACGCTCGTTGTAAGGTCAGAAGCAGGCTCATGAATCCCGGCCAAGCGCCGGGTTTTTTGCATCTGGCTGTCCCAGTGCTACAGTCCCGCCAAACCAACGAGGGAACGACATGCGGATTTTATTATCAGGTACAGCGATGATGGCGCTTGTTTTGTCTTCAGGCATTACACTTGCTGCAAAACCATCCGATGAAACGCTCAGTTATTGCACTTCCGTTTCAGAGATGGCCGCTTCGATTATGAAAAATAGGCAGAATGAAGTTTCAATGGCCAAAATGATGAAAGCCTCTGCTGGAGACCCATCTGTCGACGCGCTTGGGGCGGAAGTCATCAAGGACGCTTACAGCACTTCGGCCTTCCGTACGGAGGAAAACCAAAAAAGGGCGGTTAGCGAATTTGAAAATAAATGGTTTTCTATATGCCTGAAGGCGAAAGACAAATGAGAGCTCTGGGCTCGGTACACAAACTTGTTTTGGCCTTCATTATTTGCTCGTCGGCGGCGATGCTCGCGGGGTGCATGGCGCCCACGATGAATGAGGCGCGCCAGAGCGGACCTTACAAGGTAATGAGCTCGAAAAAGGCCGACGCCGCGCTGGCAAAGTGCGTTCAGTACGAATGGCAGAACCAGTCGATCTTCGGCGGCACGCCTGGCGCGACTCTTCAGCCTGGCCGCGATACGGGTTACACCGTGTTCACCGAGGGATCCCAGTACTTCGTTGACATCCAGCCTAAAGGCTCGGGGGCCGAAGCGAAGTATTACGTGGTGGTCGGAAACTGGATTGCGAATAAACGATTGGCTGCGCTGCAAGGCTGCCTATAGTCAGCACCACTTCACCAAAGGCTCGCTTCGGCGGGCTTTTTTATTGCCCGGAGAAAAGTTAATGGCAGCACTCGCTATCAATTATCAGCCCATGACCACGATCCTGCTTTACGGTCAACTTCGACAGTTTGGCCGGTCCTTCCGCATGGCAGTGAAGTCGCCCGCAGAGGCGATCAAGGCGCTGTGCGTGCAGATCCCCGGATTTGAGCGCTTCCTGTCGAACGCCAAATCCCGAGGGATTGAGTTTGCCGTATTCCGAGGAAAGACGAGCCTGGCAGAAAAGGAGCTTGCGTTTTCGGGCGGCGGCGATATTCGAATTGCCCCGATCATCACCGGCAGTAAGCGCGGCGGGGCGCTGCAAACCATCATCGGAGCTGTGCTGATTGTTGTCGGTCTTGTCATCACCGGCGGCACGTTCGGCGCAGGTGCGCCCTTCGGCTCCGCTCTGATCATGATGGGCGGATCGATGGTGCTGGGCGGCGTGATCCAGATGCTCAGCCCGCAGGCAGGCGGCCTTAAGACCAGCGCTGCGCCTGAGAACACGCCCGGCTACGCCTTTGGCAGCGCAAAGAACACCACGGCCTCCGGCAATCCTGTCTCGCTATGTGCCGGCCGCCGGCGCTGGGGTGGCGCGATCATCAGTGCCGCTATTTACGCCGAAGACCAGATGTAGCCAACAGCCGAAAAACTGAAACCGCCCAAGAGGCGGTTTTTTTATGCCTGGAGAAAAGCATGGGCGCAGCACGCAAGATCGATGTTTATGGCGCCAAGGGCGGTTCCGAGAAGCCTAAAACCCCAACCGAGGCACCAGACAGCCTGCGCTCCGTCGCCATTGCGAAAATGCTTATTGCTGTGGGTGAGGGTGAGTTTGAGGGGGCTCCTACCGCCAGGGACATCTTTCTCGACAACACGCCGCTGCAAGACCCGCAGGGGAACATGAACTTCCCAAACGTGAAGTGGGAGTGGCGTAGCGGGGCTGTGGACCAGCCCTACATCCAGGGCATCCCATCGGTCGAGAACGAAACAACCATCAGCACCGAGCTGCGCAGCGGCACGCCGTGGGTTCGAGCGATCACCAATACCCAGCTCTCGGCCGTCCGTGTGCGCTTTGCTTGGCCTGCGCTCCAATCGGTCGACTCCGGCGGCAACATCAACGGTTACACGATCGGGTATAAGGTCGAGCTGGCCACGGATGGGGGGACTTACCAGGAGGTTTTGAACGAGGCAGTGTCTGGCAAGACCACCAGCCTGTACGAGCGAACCCGCCGCATCAATCTGCCGCGCGCGACAACCGGGTGGCTGCTGCGCATCACTCGACTAACGGCCAACCAGAACAACAACAAAATTTCCGACACCATGCAGATTGCCGGCTTCACTGAGGTGATCGACGCGAAGATTCGATACCCGAATACCGCGCTGCTTTACATCGAGTTTTCTGCCGAGCAGTTCCGAAGCATCCCTGCCGTGACCATCGAATGCGATGGGCGTAAATGGCAGGTTCCGAGCAACTACGACACCAGGTCGCGCACCTACACGGGCGTCTGGGACGGAACGTTCAAAGAGGCCTGGACCGACAACCCTGTTTGGCACACTTACGGGATCACCACGAACGACCGGTTCGGCTTGGGTCGTCGCATCAAGTCGTGGATGGTAGATAAGTGGGAGCTGTACCGCATCTCGCAGTACTGCGACCAGCTGGTGCCGGACGGGAAGGGCGGTCAGGAGCCGCGCTTCATCTGCAACCTGAACCTTCAGAGCAAGGCTGACGCCTGGTCTCTGCTGCGTGACATATCCACGATCTACCGGGGCATGACCTACTGGGCACAGGGCCAGGTGTTCACACTCGCGGATATGCCGCGTGCTACCGACTTCGACTTCGCCTACACCCGGGCGAACGTCATTGACGGCAAGTTCACCTACTCCAGCGCATCGGAACGCACCCGTTACAGCCGCGCGCTGATCAGCTACGACAACCCGCTGAACAACTACGACACCGATGTCACCCCGGTGACCGATCCGAAGCTGCAGCGGCGCTACGGCGATAACCCGCTGGAGATCAGCGCCATCGGCTGCACCCGTGAATCCGAAGCCCAGCGCCGGGGCAAGTGGGCGCTGCTCACGAACTCCAAGGACCGGGCCGTTACCTTCAAGGTTGGGTTGGACGGGCGTATTCCGTTGCCTGGCTACGTAATCCCGATCGCCGACGAACTGCTGGCCGGTCGGCCCGTGGGCGGGCGCATCTCGGCGGTGAACGGCAAGGTCATCACCCTGGACCGCGACACTCAGGCCAAACCCGGTGACCGGCTGATCCTCAACCTGCCAGATGGCAAGTGCGAGGGCCGCACCGTGCAACTGGTCAGCGGTCGGCAGGTCACCGTAACCGTGGCTTACTCTGTTGCGCCAGAGCGCGAACTGGTGTGGGCGCTGGATGCTGACGACCTGGCCATCCCGCTTTATCGCGTGGTCAGCGTGGCGCGGCCAGAGCTAGGCGTGTTTGAAATCTCGGCGGTGCAGTACGACCCGAGCAAGTTCGATCACATCGACACCGGCGCTCGACTGGAAGAGCGGCCAATCAGCGTTGTGCCAATTACCGTGGTACCGGCACCGGCGAGCGTAACGCTGACGTCGAGCTACGCCGTGAATCAGGGCATCGCCATCAGCACCATGAACATCTCGTGGCCTGCCGTGAATGGCGCGGTCGCGTATGACGTGGAGTGGCGCAAGGACAGCGGAAACTGGATCAAGCTGCAGCGCACGGGCGCAACAAGCGTGGACGTCACCGGCATTTACTCGGGCGCCTACCTGGCCCGGGTGCGTTCGGTGAGCGCCTTCGAGATCTCGTCGATCTGGAAAAACTCCAACCTGACCAATCTGGAAGGGAAGGTCGGGTTGCCGCCGGCGGTGTCGTTCCTGACCACCACCAGCGAACTGTTCGGTATCGGCATTCGCTGGGGTTTCCCTGCTGGCGCCGAGGACACCCAGCGCACCGAGTTGTGGTATGGCCAGGCCAATGACTTGTCGGTGGCCACCAAACTGGCTGACCTGGCGCACCCTCAGGCGGATTACAGCATGCAGGCGCTCCAGGCCGGCGCGCAGTTCTTCTTCTGGGCTCGCCTGGTGGATCGCACTGGCAACATCGGTCCGTTCTATCCGGTCGCTAATGGCGTGATGGGCCAGGCCAGCGCAGATGCAGCGCCGGTGCTGGAGTTGATCGCCGGACAGATCGGCCGCACGGAGCTTGGCCAGGACATCGTCGACGAAATCGACAAGATTCCAGGGCTTCAGGCGCAGATTGATGCGCTCGATGGGCTATCGGCCTACGACCCTGAGTCGGTTTACCTCGAGGGCGACCTGGTGGTTGTCGGAAAGCGGATCTACCAGGCTACGCAATTGGTACCCGTGGATACCTCGCCGCCAAACGCCGCGTACTGGGTGGACGTGGGCCAGGTGTTGGTCACCGCCAACGGGCTGGCGCGCCAGGTAGAGCTCAACACCACCAGCATCACCGAACTGGACGGTGTGGTCACTGCCCAGGCGTCGAGCCTTCAGTCCTTGCAGTCAGCCTATCGGGATGACACCGGCGAGGGCGACCTGGCGGACGCGCTCCAGGGGTACAACGCCTCGGCGAGTTTCGCGCAGGAAGTGAAGACGCGCGCCTCGCAGAACTCGGCCATGGTGCAGCGGCAGACGGAGCTCACCGCTTCGGTGGCTGAAGTTAGCGGCTCGGTGACGGAACTCGAAAGCGTTGTGGTCAGCGATCGCGAGGCGACTGCGCAGGCTATTCAGCAGGTGGGCGTCGCCATCGGGGAAAACACGGCTGAAATCCAAACGGTAAGCCAGGCACAGGCCGATACAGACGGCAAGCTGTCCACCATGTGGTCCGTGAAGATGCAGCTCAATCAAAACGAGCAGTACGTGTATGCAGGTGTCGGTCTCGGAATCGAGAACGTTGAAGGGGTTCTGCAAAGCCAGTTTCTGGTCAGCGCTGATCGTTTCGCAATCGTCAACACCATTGCTGGTGGCGCCGTCAGCGTTCCTTTCGCCGTACAGGGCGGCCAAGTGTTCATGAGCTCGGCCTTCATTCAGGACGGTAGCATCACCATGCTCAAGATCGGGCAGGCGCTGCAATCTGACAACTACGTCGCCGGTGTTCAGGGGTGGCGCCTTGATAAAGCCGGCAACCTGGAGTTCAACGGACCAGCACCTGGTGGTGGGCGCCTGACCATGACCAACCGCGCAATTAAGGTCTACGACGAGAGCGGCGTTAAACGCGTGCAGCTTGGAGATTTAACAGCATGATAGGGGGGCTCAGGATATGGGGCGCTACAGGCGTTCTGGAGTTAGATGAAAACACGTTTACTGTTGGGGTTACCTATTCAGCAGTGATTGGTGCGTCAGGACGAAGTACGTTTATCTCTATCCCTGGAGTTGACCCATCTACCCATTCTGCTGTCTGCGTGCCTATATCCGACTACACCACAGACGCGCAGAGCCCTTACGCTATTCAGTTCACACCAGTAGTTGGTTCTGGAGGGGTAACTATATATTTTGGGTGCCCATCAAGATCGACTGGTCCTATAGGATTAACCCCTCAAAGGCTGTTAGTCATGAGGTACAGATAATGGCTTTTGGATTAACTTATGTGAATAGCGGTAATGTAGTAACTTTGGATTCTGAGTTTTCTAGATTGGTTGTAATTGCTCGCGGCACATGGAGCGGAAACGGATCCGGGGTCGGTGTGTCTTTCCCTGCGGTTGTAACAACTGCCGAACCGCCATTGGTGTTTGTAAGGCCTAACCAATCGAATACATTTTGCTTTTGCAAAGTCTATGGCTCAGCCGGCGCCTGGTCTGGTTTTTCCTTCTCTGGCGTTTCGGGGCAGGGAACATCAGGCTCATGGTTTTCCGCTGCTTTTAAGTCGCAAGAAACGGCTAAGTTCGGATTAAGGCTTTGGGACGGATCTTCCAAGTTGCTTTTCGACAATGGAACCCCGGCTGCCCAGTTTACGAGAACCATATCCGGATGGAGCTACCTCGGAGCTGAGCAGACAAGTCAGGGGGTGTACAGGTTGAGCTGGACCGCATATTCCCCTTTAAATACTGGCGACTATATGCTGTTGAACAACATTGCAATGGATGTTGCGGGCGGTACCTCAAGGCAAGGAAATATGTATGCAGTCTGGGATTATGGCAATAACCGATTGGTTATTCAGGTTATCGGTGTTGATATACAAACAACTTTATATACGCCAGTTGTCTGGGCCAAACCAATTTCCTAGAGGTATCACATGACCTGGTACAAAACAGGAACTGTCGCTGTTACGCAGGGCAGTAATGCTGTGATCGGCACCGGCACATCGTTCATTGCGAACTCACGCGTCGGTGACGCCTTCCGTGGTCCTGACGGTGAATGGTACGAAGTCACCAACATCGCGAGTGACACGGCGCTGTCGATCGCGCCAGCCTACCAGGGAGCTACTCTCGCAGCTGGTGGTTACTCGCTCGCGCCAATGCAGGGGTACGTCAAGGACTCGGCTGATGCACTGAGAGCAGCCACTCAGTTGATAGCCAGCGGTGTTGCTGACATGCAGGAGCAGGTGGCGACCGCGACCGAGGCTGCTGAGTCTGCTGCGCTGTCTAAGGCAGGTGCTACCGAACAGGCAGGTATCGCCACCGCTGCTGCTTCTTTGTCCACGGAGAACAGAGACGCTGCACAGCTGGCTGCTCAGCAAAGCGCCTCTTCTGCTCAAGCATCAGGTTCAGCCGCAGATCGGTCAGAAACCGCTCGGGATTCGATTGTTCAATCTGAACAGGCAGCAGCTGCATCAGCCGCAGCAGCAGCTGAATCTGCTGAGCAAGCCGAAGCTGTGACGGTTGGTAAGGCCGCCAGTGGTGATAACAACGACATCACTTCACTGCGTGCGCTCTCAGCGGATGGCCTTGACAGGATCAGGCTGGGGCTGGCGCCACTCGTGGGTGCAACGGCAAGTGCTGCGGGCACGAAAGGTCTGGTGCCGGCGCCATCTATCTCTGATCGCCTTAAGGTGCTCAGTGGGGCCGGCACCTGGGTAGCATTACCAACAGGTGCTGCCTGGGGTGCTATTACTGGAACGCTTTCTGCACAGACGGATTTGCAGTCGGCTCTTACATCGCTAGGCGCACAATCCTATCAGATGGAAGTTGAAAGCCTATGGACTGGACTTATTGGCGCCGCCGGCCAGGTGACACTTAACCGGAGTTTGCGATCTGGAGATACATTGTTTTTAAAGCACAGTGACAGCTCTACGCTGACCACCCAGCTTGTGCCTGTTTTGGATATAACTAGCGGTAAATACCTTATTTTCTTCGCCTCATCTTCTGCCGTAACTCAATCATTTGTTGGGGCCACCCCGAACATCCTTAGTTTTAGTAGTTTTACGTCAGGATATGGTGTGACCGGAATATATTCTTTAAAGGTGAGTAAGAAACCATGAGTGAAACTGATAAAGAGATTAATACTATCGTTTATACAAATGGATCTTACCTACAAACATATCCGGTTCCTGATGGACCTGAATGGCGGGTAGCTACTGAGGAGGATATCGAAACAATTGAAGCTCCTAACCGGCTGCTACGGGCGGGCTTGATCGAGGATGAGTGGCGCGAAGAACAGATGCCTATCGCCCGTAACACGGTGACCGCAATCGATTTCGGGGAAGAAGGCATTCCCGGGACCATTGAGCAATGGAAAGCCTACTGGCTGGCCTTGCGCAAGTGGACGGTTAATAACCCAGATTTTCCTGACAGCAGCAAGCGTCCTGTCGCGCCGACCTGACGCTACCGAACACCAGAACCCGCTAAGAGCGGGTATTTTTTTGCCTGGAGAAAAGCATGCCTATAACTGAGCAGCAGTTGCTGCAGATCCTCCCGAACGCCGGCCGCCAAGCCGGCGTTTTTGTTCCTGCACTGAACGCCGCCATGGGCAAGTACGGGATCGTGACCAAGCTGCGTATCGCCGCATTCATCGCCCAGGTCGGGCACGAGTCGGGGCAATTGCGCTACGTACGCGAGATCTGGGGCCCCACCGCGCAACAGGCCGGCTACGAAGGGCGTGCTGACCTAGGCAACACGGTGCCGGGCGACGGCTTCAAGTACCGTGGCCGGGGCCTTATCCAGATAACCGGCCGGGCGAACCATGCCGCGTGCGGGGAAGCGCTGGGCGTAGACCTCATCAGCAACCCTGAACTGCTGGAGCAGCCGCAGTACGCCGCGATGTCGGCGGCCTGGTTCTGGTCGACCAAGGGCCTGAACACGCTTGCGGACCAGGGCGACTTCGTGAAGATCACCCGTCGCATCAATGGCGGACTCAACGGCCTTGAGGATCGCCTGCAGTTGTGGGAGCGCGCGAAGAAGGTGTTTGCATGACGCCGGTGCAGAAGCTGGCCGGGCTGGTGGTGTTAATCGTGGTGCTGATGGCCGGCGCCGCGGGCGTCACCTGGCAGGTTCAGGACTGGCGGATGGGCAAGAAGCTCGCTGAGCAGGCCGGCCTGTACAAGGATGACCTGGCCGCGATCTCCAATGCTGCCGCCAACCAGGTCCGCACCGAGCAGGACAAGCGCCTGGCAACCGAACAGGTCCTGGCCACCTCCGACCAACAACACACCAAGGAATTATCCGATGCCCAGCGCAACCAGGCTCGCCTGCGTGATCAGCTTGCTACTGCTGATGTCCGGCTGTCAGTCCTCCTCGAGGATCCAGCCAGTGCCTGCAACGTGCCTTCCGCCGCCGGCGCCGGCGGCGTGGTTCATGCAGCCCGTCGAGCCCAACTTGACCCAGCGCATGCGCAACGAATTATCGCCATCACCGACGATGGGGATAACGCCGTGATCGCGCTGCGTGCCTGCCAGGCTTACGTCAGGGCTGTGGCCCCCTGAGGACGGTCAGCTCCAGGAGAAGCCGCTGGTTTTCAACGCGAAGGTGTGAGTTCTGGCTGGCGATCATTTTAAGGCTCATGATCTCTTTGCTCTGCTCAGAGTTGTCGACGTTCGCATGGCTGAGTTGTGAGGATATCGACCTGAGCTGTTCCTCAGCTGCGGCCTTCCCTGTGATCAATAGGTCGTTCATATGAACGAGGCCGGCAACGTTCGCTCGCGCCTTGGCCAGCTGCCGCAGCAGGTCGCTGATCTCGTCCTCGAGCATGGCGCATTGGTGCTTGTACATTTCCAGGGGCGTAGGGCATCCAAGCCACTCGCAGGTCTCTTCATCAAGGTTCATGGCAGGGAAATCCGAGTGCTGTATGTGCATACAGTAATCGAGCTTTTTACGTGACGCGATTTAAGGCGACGAGCTGTAGGGTTTACTCCGGCGCCATGAGCACTGCCAGGGTCAGTTTTATGAACTCTTCGTTCTCGTCGATGGTATGCAGAGCGCCCCGGATATTCTCGGCTACATCTGCGGAGCCGCGCTGCTCGACCCAATTCGACAACTCCATGATGGAGGCTTCCAGGGCCAGCTGGTTTTCGTAGAGTTTAGAGAGTAGGGACGGGAGTAGGTCTGTATTCGGCATGTCTGTTCCTCCTTGGGGTGAACAGCTTAGCAGCGGGCTTAATCTTGGGATTTGATTTAGTCGGCAGGACGCCGCGAGGGGGGGTATGCAGTTTCGGCATGGGATAAAATTTTCCCGTTGGGACCAGTCTTGGGACCAACGGGTGCATTTCGGTGTGCTATTGCTGATTACTTATGACGACTTGGCCCAGCAAACACTGATCAACAGTAATCATCAGAATGCGTTTCATACCGCATGGTGATGTTAGCTGTGGAGATCAATTACTTTACCTATCAATGGGTTGCGAGCGTGGAGGCAGGAGCCTTCAGGCATGCATCAACAGCGACATCAAGGCGCGAAACCCGGTCGCTGAGCAAAAAATGGGGGATGTGTGTTGGAATTTGGCGCGCATTGTCGCATATGTCAGGCGACAGTTGTATGGCGGCCGACGA